GTCGATGAGCTGGTTCTGCCCGATGCGGGTGAGCGCCATGTTGCAGATTTGGACGACACTGGCCATGCGATCTCCGGAAATGAGTAGGGGCCCGAAGGCCCCTGGTGTTACGCATCCGGAAGGTTGTCTTCCGGTTTTTCTTCAGGCTTGGCGGCCGGCTTGGGGCCGGGCTTTGCCTTGGCTTCGGGCTTGGGCTTGTCACCCGCCTTCGCCATCCAGTTGCCCAGGTCTTGCTCGCCGCTGATGTCGAACTCCTCGCCGACATCGCGCAGGCAACCGTAGAACCCGGGCACCGTGGCTTTAACGCGCATTTGCTACCTCCTTACAGCAGGTCCGGGTAGGCGCGCTGGTAATTGGCACCGTCGACGATCTGCGCGTTGAACGAGCCAGCGGTCAGCGGGCCGGTGCCTACGGTGAAGTAGGCGCGCACGTAGCGACGCATCCCCGGAGGCAGCGGTAGGAAGAACTGCTTGCCAGCGGTCAGCTCGGCCAGCGGCACGGCCTTGGTAGCCACGACATCAGCGAAGGAGCTGTTGTCGGCCGAGTCCTGCACCGAGAAGGTGACGGTGGCGGCTCCCGCAGCGGTGGCCGTGGTCAGCACGTCGAACTCCATGACCAGCGGAGTACCGGATCCGATGTCGCGGCCGATGCTGGCGTTCTTGGTGGCGCCCGCGTCGATCACATCGGTGGACGCAGCGGAAGCGGTCACGGCCTGGCCGGCAGAGACCTGGAGGAAACGATCGATGATCGCCATGTGAAACTCTCCTATGTCAGAGGCTGCGCGGCTTAAACCACGCGAGCCTCGGTGTTGAGGATGGCGTCAACGCGCTTGAACGGAACACCGTCGAAGGTCATAACCTTGCGGCCTGCGACCTCTTCCATGTTCAGCCAGACGTTGGACTTGTTGGCGATCTGCCGGCGCAGGAAGCTGCGCACGGTGCGGTTGCCGTAGAACACCGGGCGACCGACGCGGGCGTTCGGCAGCAGTTCGATAGCCTGGACCATGAGGTCGATGAGGTCGGCACCGGCCGCAGCGTTCTTGGTCAGCGCGGTGACATCGACGTTGGCGATGCGCACCACGTAGCGCCAGTCGCGCAGGGTGAGGCCGGCGTTCCACTCGTAGTGAGTGCGGAAGCCCTCATAGCGGCCGCCAGCGGCGTCGATCAGGGTTTCTTCCTTGTTCGGGCCGACCTTCAGGCCGCCAACGGTGCCTTCCGGATAGATGCCGTGGATGGTGGTCTCGTCCCAGCAGCACAGCCAGATCGAGGTGTTGTTTGAGCCAGTGCCGCCCGCGTCGATGATGTTCTGGCCGTTCTCGGCGGTTTTGCTGTTGAAGCGCGGCGCAAGGCCGGTGATGCGCTCCGGGTTCAGCGAGGCGTCGCCGTAGATCAGCTGGGTAGCCATGTTCTGGTTCATGCCTTCCAGGAAGGCCTTGTGCTCGGAGAGCATGAAACCGGACTTGTCCTTGGCCAGCTCGACCAGCTTGCGGTCAACCTCGGCGTAGCTTTCCAGCATGCCGGTGCCATCGCGCACCTGCACAGTGGTCGACTTCTCGGGCTGCACGCCGTAGTTCAGCTTGCGCCAGGTGCCTTGCGGCAGTCCGGAGCGGATGGTGGTCTTGTGACCGGTGCCGTCGTTGGCTTCCATCCAGGGCATGTCGTCCAGGATCTCGTTGGTGCCGTTCAGCAGCTCGATGATCTTGGCGATTTTGCCGTCCGGGTCCTTGCGCTTGGCGAGATCCGCCAGCGTGGGGTTAGTGGTGCTCAGGGTTGCCATGTGTCAGTCCTCAACTCAGTTTGATGTCGCCAAACAGCACGTCAGCGGTACGCGCGGATGGCTTCTGATTGCCGCCCATCACGAGGTTGTCCTCGCTCAGTGCCTTGCCAATGCGATGACAGAACTTGACCAGTTCGGGGTGGTTACCGATTCCGGTCTCGCTCAGCAGGTTGCGCAGTTCGGGGCTGCCGAATTGCTCGATGGCCTTCACGGCGGTTGCCACGCTCTTGTCGTAGTTCTCGCCGCCGATCTCCTTGTCCGCCTTTACGGCGTCGGCCCATTGCTGCGCCTGTTCGGCCAGTTGCTGCTGCTGCGCCACTGCTCGCTTTGCCTCGAGCTGGCCTTGGAGATCGATCAGCTTCTGTGCAGCCTCTTGGGTGATGCCAAGCTCTTTGGCGATACCCTTGAAGCTGTCGAACACTTCGGCGTCGAGCTCCATGCCTTCGGCAAGGGAGAAATCGGTGTACTCAGGCTGCGGCGGCTGGCCGGTGTCCCCTGGCTTGGCCTCTGCGGCAGGCTCCGGGGTGGCCGGTGCTTGCTGAGGGGCTTCGACTGGGGCTCCGGACTGAACGTCTGTCGCTGCGCTGGTGGTTGTTTCCGGGGCGCTGGCTGTAGTCGAGTCAGTCATTGGTTTCCGTTTCCTCGGGTTTGCGGGCGTTCTCGGCTGCCATTACCGCGAACTGCGCGGGACACAGCCGATCGATCTCGCCCAAAAGAAAAAGGCCGGTATCTCTCCGGCCTTCGTTGAAGTTCATCACGCCGCCATGGGTGTTGAAGACGGGCTCGAACACCTTGCAGCGGCCCATGAGGCGCCACACGAAGCGGCGCCCCCGCGGGTCGTCCATCAACCACTTGAAGTCGGCTGCAGTTGTTTCGCGGGCAAGCCGCTCCTCTCGCGCTGCATCTTTCAGGGCGCGTTCATCGCTTGCGTTGGTCATTGGCCTACCAGTGCTGTCAGTGCGCTAGGGTCGGTGACGTTGGTCTCGGACAGGAGCTTGGCGCCTTGAATGCCGGCGCTCATCTGCTCCATCGCCTGCTGTTGCTGCTGGGCTTCGGCACGTTGCTGGCGTAGTGCCGCAACGTCCTCGTCCGAGCGGATCATGGTCGGCGGCACACCAAGCATGGCGGTGTACTCGTCGACGGCCTGGTCGAAGTCGATCTTGTCGACGATGTCAGGCTGGATGCCGGCGAGGTTGCCCGCGAAGCTGACAGCGCGCTCGATGCCTGCAACGCCAAGGGCTTTCTGCGCCTGAGCCAGGATCGATACGTACTCGACGTTCAGGTCCATGCCTGCCAGCTCTTGCGGAGGCGGCGGCAGCATCGGATTACCTGGCAGCAGGCCAGTCCAGCGCGGCGCCGATTGTTCAAGCAGCATGCCGAACACGCGATCGATCAGCGGATCCAGCAACTCATCGTTCATGCGCTCGAGCACCGGGCCGAGCATGAGCATCTTTTCTTCCTTGCGCGCAGCGATCTCAGTCGCGGTGCGCACGTCGTCCATCGAGCTGATCATCAGGAACAGGTCGACGAAGAACGCGGACTCGATACGCTGCTCGTGCGCCTCGATCTCTGCCCGCAGCGCCGAGTAGGCAGACGGGTTGATCTCATGCAGCGGAGCGAACTGCTGGCCGATGTTGGTCGTGTCCAGGTAGGTGATGTCGCCCGGCAGGATCGACGCACGCTGCCCCTTCAGTGAGGCCGGTGCACCCATGGGCGGGTTCACCAGCTTCTCCAGCATCTGAGCCTTGCGCTTCTCCATCAGCTGCAGGGCTTTGGTATCACCCAGCGCGACGGAGCCAGGGCCGGCGCCATAGACATTCTCGCCATTCACATCCCAGCGCGGGACCATGATCGGTGAGTTCTGGAAGCCGGACTGGCGCAGCACCTTGTCAGCGTCTCCGCCCTTCTCCCAGTACACCGAGCGAATCGGCATGTTGCGATTGTCTGGCCGCGATGGGTCGCGCTCGTCGTTCGGCTCGACGGCATGACAGACATCGACCCAGCCGTCCGGGTTGTTGTCCAGCATCGTGCGCACAGTGGTGCTCAGCGCGTCCTTTCCGAACTGCTGGGCCATCTGCCGCGCCGTCATGCGGAACTCGCGGTAGAGCGTGTCCACCTGCTGCCTAGCGCTCGTGGCGGCCATGTAGCTGCCGGCCGTGAAGTTGTAGAACCGCACGAACTCGTCATCGTCCGGCATGCAGGCGATGGCGCCGGTGCCGAATGCGCCCTGCTCGGCGTAGAGCGTGGGCAACACGTTGTACAGGTTGGAGCGTGCGAACACGTCCTGCAGCACCTTCTCGGCCTGATGCAGCCAGGACTTGACCGGGCCGAACTCCATCAGCGCCGCATCTGGCGTTGCCAGCTTGAACCAAGG